TCTGATCAAGACTTTGATTACTTTTTGTGGCAGCATGATCTAGGTTATGAAAAACGCCAAGAAATTCGAGAAAAGTTTGTGGGGTAGTACTATAGAAAGAGAGCGTAGGCGCAGAATAAAAGTGAGTGTTGCTGCCTACGCTTATGAAATATTGAATGTCTCTATTATGTCTGATTCAGAATTTGATAGTCTATCTCAGTGTGTTAATCCAAAGATCAAGACCGGTAATAAAAAATTAGATAAATTCTTTTCAGAAAAATTCGATCCTTCAACTGGTATGTGGATCTCCTCACATCCAGAACTTGATAAGATTCGTGATTTGTATCATAAATTTTACGAATGAATATATAATTATATACAGGAAGGAGAGAAAATGCAGTACTGTTATGAAAATCTTACCGAACGACAAGTTGAAATATATGACATTTTAGCCGAATGCGAATCATTCGAAGAAGTAAAATTTGTATTAGATTATGTTTTACCTAATTCAGAACGTACATGCGCATTGACTCTTATTGAAATTATGCATATGGATAATTACGAATATAATTGTGGACTATACGAAGTTGAATACGAAGTAGTTTTATTTTTAGAAAAAATTATGAATAAAAATAAAAATTAGTAATTATTTTATAACATATTGATTTCAAACAAAATCTTTTTTCACAAAAATGCATTTTAGGGGTTTACATTCCTAGAGACTTATGGTAGTATATACTTATAAATTGATGATGGAGAAACACAATATGACTATGACAGCAACTCAAAAAGCAGATCGTTTGGCTCTTATCAAAGACATCGCTGCAAAGCGTAATGCCCAAGCTTCTTTCAAAAACAAAATGAAAACAAAAGCTTCTAAAGTTCAGCACTGGTCTGACGCCGTTGAAACACCTAAGCGTAAAGCTAAAAATAATTCCATCGATGCTATGATTGCTAAAATGGATGAAAATCATAACTTATGGACTGATGCTTCTAAATACGCTGATCAATATTACGGCGAAACAATGCGTGAAACTCTTAAATTCGATAATGATTGGGACTAAAATTGATCTCCACGGGTTTACTGCCCATGTAGCTTGGCAACATTTTCGCCAAGCTACTAAAAACGCTTACTTTAAAAATTACAAGACTATCACTGTAATTACTGGTCATGGTATGATGTCTAAAGAAATTGAAGGTTGGTGCGAAGCAGATCCATATGTAGTATCGTGTAAAAGACAAAATCCCAATACTGGCTCTTGGTCTATTACAATCAAACCTTCAAAGAATAAAGAGCCTATTAAGCAGCCAGTGGATCTAACTGGTCTTTATAAGAAGTGGAATAAGAGATGAGTATGCATTTAATTCGTGGAGTACGTGAAGGTAGCTCTAAGAAAAAACTCAATCGTAAACCAGGATGGAAAAAAGCTCAAGAAGAACATAACGAATTCCTTCGTTCTATGGGTATAGATCCAGATAAAAAAGGAAAAAAGAAAAATGAAAACCGCGAATCGTATGTCAGCAGCCCGACAACTCATTCAACAGCGTCAACGTCGAATGCAATACCTGGCACGGGCCCGAAAAAAGAGTCTCCAGTCTACTCAGGAGACTACATCGTCGGAATCGCAACAATGCACAAATCAAATCTCGTCCCTGTCGGAAGGGGAGATGATCCGAAACATTATGCGACCATGAGAAGAAATTAATGTCAATCCCACACATTAGGAGAATTTATAATATGAACTTGAGTCAAGAAAATATTCTGCGAGAATTGCGAGATGGTGAATGCGAAGTGACATTCACAAAAGTTAATGGTGATACTCGTGTTATGCGGTGTACGCTGAGTTTGGATATTATTCCAAATAGTAGAATGCCTAAAGGTGATAATACACCAGAACTTAGTGAAGGATTAGATCGAAATTTGAACGTAATTCGAGTCTATGATACAAATGTAAAAGATTGGCGATCATTCAAAGTTGAAACAGTGAAAAATTTTGTGAAAGTATAATATGATGAAAAAAGTAATGGAAGCGCGTGAAGTAGGATCTACATTTACCTACAAAGAAAATAATATGGGCAAGGCTGTCTATAAAACTTTGGATCGTGGCCAATATGCTATTGATGCTAAGCAAGTTAAGATGATTAATCGTGTTACTGGTGAAGAGGTCAAACTTGGTCCTGCAACTCCCGTAAAATCAAAAGAGCTCTTTGAGTACAATATGCTATTCCCGCGTGAGCGTCTAGAAAAGACTCTTCCAGGATTAGTTGGATTGTTCTTTTTGCGAGATCATTCTGAAAAGAATAACTGGATTGTAAATTATACTGAAAATAATTCATAAAAGGGGTTTACATTCTCAGCCACTTGTGGTAGAATATAAATATATTCACTAAGGAGAAACAGCTATGGCAGCTCGTAAAAAAGCTACAGTCCGCGCTAGGCCAAAGACAGGTCTAGCAGGAGCACCAATGAACCAAGGTTTTGAAGCTTTCAAGTACTATGTACATATGGAAGTCGATCGTAAAGAACTTACATCAATCACAAAGCCTTATGTAAAAGCTAACTTTTCTAAAGATGATGCTAAAGCTATTCTTGCTACGCCTGAATATAATTTTTATATGTTCACACATCACGCATCTGCAATTTATTGGACTAACCTTGAATTGGAGTTGCCATCTAAATACTCCCATTCATTTAAACACATCAACGATTTTTATTCGGGTTTAATTGAAAAGGGTAAACAAATCCTTGAGGAGAAAGCAGCTTCTGATCAGGCTGCGTCAAATGTTGTTGTGTTAACTCCTCAACAGCGTCTCTTCAGCAAAATTCAAGATACTGTTATGACAGACTTGGATGAGCTGGAGGACGCATGGATCGCCGGCGAAGAGCCAGAATTTAATATGTACAATTGCTTTAAGCTCCACGGTTTGAGTAATGCGCACATTGCTCCTGTGTTGTCAAGACTTGAAGGTTGGCTATTAGATTTTGAAGACGCTTATCATAAACGATGCGAACAGGCCGTTGAAGGTTACTCACATGTTAAGCGTACAGTTCTTCGCCGGCGGATCAAGTTGGTACAGGATATGATTGCTGATCTTGATCGAGTCAAAGCTTCTGCTAAAGCAACCCGTAAAACCCGTGCACCAAAACCAAGAGCTGCTGATAAGCAAGTATCAAAGCTTAAGTACCTGAAAGAAGATAACGAATTTAAGATTACTTCTATTATACCAATCACTATTATTGGTGCAATGAGGTTGTATGTCTTCAATGTCAAAACGAAAGAATTGACAGAATATATTTCAAGTTCTGCAAAGGGATTTGAAGTAAAAGGTACATCCCTACAAAATGTAGGAGAAGAGTCTCGTAAAATCAAACTAAGAAAGCCCGAAGAGATTCTTCCTATCGTGCAGACAAAAACTCCAAAGCAGGTTGATAATACATGGCAAACTTTGACTACAAAAACAAATTCACCAAATGGACGGCTCAACTCGGATTGTGTATTGCTGCGAGTGTTGGATCGGTAAACGCTCAAAGTATCACAAATATTACTGGTAGTGAATTTCAATGTTTAATTCAGAATGGATACTTTGAAGCTCGTTCAGATGGATATGCTTCGGTTATGGGTGTTACTAATGTAGTACTCAATAGAACCGAAGATTCTCGGTATCCCGACGATATCTGTTCAGTAGTATATCAGGGTAGACAAGACTCCAATGGTAATATGATTCGCAATCAATGTCAGTTTAGCTGGTATTGTGATGGAAAGTCGGATCGAATGATTAACGAAGAATTAGAAAATAAAGTTAAGATAGTGGTTCGTGAAACTTTAGCTTTATGGTATAACAATATTGATATTACAGAGGGTGCAACACATTATCATGCTAAATACGTTAATCCAGTCTGGGCCAAAACGCTCAACTATACAACACAAATTGGAACACATAAGTACTATAGATGGAATTAAAGATCCAATGTTAGAAGGTAAAATTCTTACTAAGAAGAGATTTTCTCAATTAGTAGAGAAAAAAGTAATCAAATTCGAATTAGCTTATCTAGATGCTATTTTAGAAGTATGCGAAGAATTAGAATTTCCAGTTGAAGATGCTGCTAGAGTAATTACTCCAACATTAATGGAAAAGATACAAGCTGAAGCTATTAAATTTAATATGATTAAAGATAACACTGCAACATTACCAATATGAGAATTATGGAACCTTACGACGCATTTCGTTTCTATCAGTCAATGAAGCTTCATTTTGAATCTGATAGCTATGATGCAATTAAGTATAATTATAAAACATCTGTAAAGCCTCAATCTTTTTGGAAACGAAGAGACAAATATTTCTTTGCCAAAGTTGGTAAGAAGTTTGATGATGCTTCAGAACTTATCAAATATTATGTTTCTTATTTTATTCAAGATAAAAACTGGATTGGAGATATGCTAGATGACGATGATACTTATCGTTTATATCAAAAGCGTATGCAATCATTAGGATATATTTTTGAACAAGATATGAATACATTAGCAGAACTTGGAAATTTTGACCAAGTATTAGACTCTTCAGATGGCCATCCTCAAATAATTACTTCATATATGTCTGGAGATATAAATATAGAGTCAGTGGTAATATTAAACCAATTGACAGGCTTTATGAATAGAGCCAATAAAGAAATTACGGAAACTATTGTGTGGCCAGAAATCTCACGAAAGATTCGTAAATACTCGCCTTTTGTGAGCTATGATTTAGAAAAAGCTAAAAAAATAGTTCTAAAGGTGTTTACACAATGAAAAAATTGTGTTATAATATTATGTATAAAGTGGATAATTCAGTAAATACAAAAACATACGGAGAAATATATGTCTTTTTCAAATCTAAAACGTAACCGCAGTTCTATCGATACACTTACTAAAGCAGCAGAAGCTGCAGGTGGTGGTGGTACCCAACAACAAAAATCTTATGCAGATGAGCGTTTGTGGAAACCAACCGTCGATAAAGCAGGCAACGGTTATGCAGTAATTCGTTTCCTACCAGCACCCGAAGGCGAGGATCTCCCTTGGGTTCGTTATTGGGATCACGGTTTCCAAGGACCATCAGGTCGTTGGTACATCGAAAATTCTCTTACATCAATTGGTCAAAATGATCCAGTATCTGAAATGAACTCAGTGCTGTGGAATTCTGGTCGTGAAGAGGATAAACAAATTGCTCGCGATCGTAAGCGTCGCTTGCATTATGTAGCAAATATTCAGGTTGTTTCTGATCCAGGTAATCCAGACAATGAAGGTAAGGTATTCCTTTATAAGTTTGGTAAGAAAATCTTTGATAAGATTATGGATGTTATGCAACCACAGTTTGCCGATGAAGATCCAGTGAATCCATTTGATTTCTGGGAAGGTGCGAATTTCAAACTTAAGATTCAGCAGGTTGCGGGTTATCGTAACTATGACAAATCTGAGTTTGCAAATGCCTCTGCTCTTTCTGATGATGACGAAAAGCTAGAAGGTGTTTATAATCGTTTGTATAGCTTGCAGGATTTCCTCGATCCTAAGAACTATAAAACTTACGATGAACTAAAAGCTAAGTTGAATGCCGTTCTTGGTCAAGAAAGTATGGTAATGACTACAGCTGAGTCGGTATCACTTGATGAACCAGCTCCATCTCGTTATGAACCAGTAGAAGCATCGCCTGGAGTAACAAGTAACCCAGTACCAGAAACATCTAATGATGATGATGATACCTTAAGCTATTTTCAAAAATTGGCAGCAGGTCAATAATAAAAAAAGGGACCCTTCGGGGTCCCTTTTCTTTTAGTATGAAAAGTTTAGAAAGTCTCGTTTTAAGAAATCGTCTGGCGTAATACCTTGTTGGATTGTATAACTAGAGCTTGAAACATTAGCTGTATTATTAGAAGTTTGATTACTTCCACCCTGTATAACCATTGGCCCACCCATTCCACCATATTCACCAGCACCAGCAGCAGACTTAGCATTCATAAGATCGTTGATTGCCATTAGGACTTTACCTTGTGGAGAATCAAGAGGTGCTACAATCTCAGCACCATGCAATATAGCTAATCCACCAGAAGCTGGGGCATTCATAAAGCCACCTTTATTTGCTTGTGGAAGTTCAGCTAATTGGGCTCTAATAGCAGCAGCTTCAGCTTCAAAATCTTCTCGGGTATCATTAGTAAGAGGATTATCAAATTGCTCAGCCGCTGGCAATGCATTTGCCGCAGCAGCTTCCATTGCTGCTAATTGATCTATCAACTCTGCTCTTTGAT